ATATTATCTATCTCAACGTCAATTATTCTAAATGGGATACTAATATACAAAAATCTCAACAAGAAAGAAAAAAAGTAATATTACTTTACTGCTGTAAAAACTACTACTATAATTATTTTAATAATAAGAAACCCATTTTTGTTATTTGATAGTCCCACTTTTACCCTGAATTAAAGTGGGATTTTCGTTTTAATAAGAATTGTGGATAATTACTGATTGTAAGAATTGCTTATTGTTTTTCCCTGATAAATTACCAAGATGCTTACAATCCAAACCCTCATATATTTATGGGGGTTTTTTATTTATATTATATTGTTATTATGAATTATTTTGTTTATATTTATATAGTATGGTTGAATTGATTGAACTTACAAAAGATTACTATTCCAAGACAGATGAGGAAAAATTAGTAATTAAAAAATTGATATATGATGATATGATTTTCATAGCAGATGAAAATGATTTGGGGTATTTGGACTTAAAGTTTAACTTGGAAAAGTTTATAGATGTAATGATAAAAAACGAGGATTACGAAGTGGCTGACTTATTGAGTATTGTATTCAAGGAAGTAGAAATAAACTATTACAAAATTAAATAATATGGGTTGTGCTTGTAAGGGTGGTAAATCTAAACCACTAAATAATGTGAATAACCAAGATACTCTCAAAGTAGTAAAAGAGATTTACGATAGAGTAATTGATGGTAAAGAAATAAATGAGTTTAATGATTTTGATAAATTGGAAACCTTCAACGCATATAGTATGTTGTATCCCAATAGTTCTCAACAGCCAGACATTAGTGATGCTATAAATAAAATTACACACGCATTACAATTCTTGGTAGTAAATAAAACAAAAGTTAAAAGATAAAATATATGGAAAACGAAAAAAAAGGTGTTGGACGACCAAAGTTGGAATACACTATGAACCCCGAGTGGTATAGTATCATTATAGATGCTGGTAAAACAGGAAAACATATTACCCAATTTCTTATTGAAATTGGAATAAGTTGGGAAGGTCACTACAAATTATTAAAGAGAAATACCAAATATAATGAAGCAGTCGGTGAGTATAACAAACTATGTGAAAACTATTGGTATAATATGGCTCATACATCTATGAGTGATAATGGTGGAGTAGGGTTTAATTCCCGTCTATGGGCTCTCATAATGAAAAATAAGTTCTCTAACAATTGGACCGACCAATCCAAGTTAGATATTACAACTGGTGGTGATAAAATTGAAAATAAACCTATACAGATTGAGATTATCAAATCAAAGTTAGATGGAACTGAAGGGGAACTTTAATCTACCAAAGAAGGGTTCTACCTTTAAGACAAAAAACAACTTTGATAATGTAACCTTTGAGACACAGACAATAGATAAAGTCAATTTCAAGTCAGTCATTATTACTATTGGGGGTTGGTTTATAGTAGATGAGAACCATAAACCAAAAAGGAGAATAATAAAATTGTTGGAGGAAATTAAAAAGACAATTAAACTAAACTCCAACAAATATTATTTTAATGGTATGTTGATAGATGTGGCAGAAATACCTTATACATTTGACGAACAGAGAACAGGATATGTCCCATTAGAATACACAATCTTTACCAACAAGGGTGTAAGGTTCAACAAACAAGAAATTACTACTATGATGAACGAAATGATTGATGTGATATACAAAGAACATTTCAAGGAACCAGTAGGTTTTGATGTGTATAAAAATAGAGTGGTGTTTAACGAAAATAAAAATTGGAACCCTGACGATTATTTCCCTGGTGATGAGACACCAACAAATGAGAGATTATGAAAATACAAAGACAAAGAAAATCAAAACACAATAGACGTAAAGATAAAGTTTATGTGATACTCCAATCTATAAAGTGGAGTTTGGATTTACACAACTATTTTGGATTATGAGTGTTAAAACTACGATAGTATTTGAGAAATTATTAGAGAGTGATGAACTTGGAAAAAGGATTGTCGTAGCACAGGGTGGAAGTAGAAGTGGTAAAACGTTTAACATATTGATATATTGGATTTACAGGTTACTCCAAGAAAACAACAAGACATTATCAATTGTAAGAAAAACTTTACCATCATTAAAAAACTCCGTATTAAAAGATTTAGTTGAGGTATTAGAAATCTTTGGAATATATGACCCAACAAAGTTCCACAAACAAGATGGATACTATGAATTGGGGACAAACATAATCAACTGGTTCTCTGTTGATGAACCACAGAAACTACGTGGGTCAAAAAGAGATTGGTTATATTGTAATGAGAGTAACGAGTTAAACATAGAGGATTGGAACCAACTTATATTTAGAACGACAGACAAGGTAATCTTGGACTTAAACCCGAGTGAATTATCCTGTTGGGTATATGACTTGGAAAATAGGGACGATTGTTTTTATTTTAAGACGACTTGGAGAGATAATCCATTTGTGGATAAAAATATTATTACCGAATTGGAAAACCTAAAAGACAAAGATGAGAACTTGTATAGGATTTACAACTTGGGTGAGAAGGGTATAGCAACAACTCTGGTATTCAACAGATGGAATACAATACAACAAATACCCGATGGTTGTAAATTACTTGGATATGGAGCGGATTTTGGATATAATGACCCTTCAACACTTGTAGCGGTTTATCAAAGGGGAGATGAATTATATTACAAAGAACTTATCTATGGTAAAAATCTAACCACACAGGACTTTATCTACAAGATAAAAGAATTGGATATAGATAAAACTGATACGATATGGTGTGATAGTTCCCAACCGGCAACCATAGAGGAAATGAGAAGGGAACGAATAAACGCAAAACCTGTAAATAAGAAAACTATTTTACACGGAATAGATTTAATGCGTAGGCATCATAACTATATTTTAGAGACATCAAAGAATATCTTATATGAGTTTGGTTCTTACAAGTGGAAAACTGACCGAGATGGTAATTTGTTAGACGCACCGATGGATACGGACAACCATACAATAGATAGTATCAGGTATGTATTAGAAAGCACAATAGGTAATAAACCGAAAAAGTTTGTAATAGTATGATAGAAATAAAATTAGATGATAGGAAAATTAAAGTTGATGAGGAATTGACTATTAAAAAATACCAAGAGATAAGTAAGAACCCAATAAAGTATAATGATAATATTGAGATATTGTCTTTGTATTTGGATATACCAACTGATGAACTTAAAGAATTACCTTACAAAGACGTAAAGTTTATTGAGGCATACCTTACACAAAAATACACCAAAGATGTTGATAAACAAATTGTTTTTACCTTCAACTACAAAGGTGTTGATTATGGTTTGGAAAACGACTGGAAAAATATGACTTGGGGTCAGTGGATTACTATGGAGGTTATATCTCAACCTGATAGAATAAGTGATAATATCGCACACATTATGGCATTACTTTACAGACCGATTAAATCACAAAATGGGACAAAATATACTTTGATGCCATATAAAGAAAAAGAGGTTGAGGAGAGAAAACTATTGTTCCAAGAATTACCAATTAAATATTGGTTTGGGGCAGCCACTTTTTTTTTTCTCATAGTAAAAATATACACACAAGATATAAAGAGTTCTTTGGATACGAGGAACCGAGTGGAGAAACTACTGAAACCGATGAGGAGGATATTACCCAAATGGGCGCAACCGAAGCCACTTTACGCTTCTACTTTCAACTCACTTATGAACTCGCAAATAGAGACATTACTAAAATAGAACAAATAGAAAATACTAATTTATATTTGTGTCTCAACACAGCATCTTTAATGAAGGATATGATTATTAAAGAACGTAATGAATTAAAGAAATTAGAAAACCAGAATAAAACAAGATGATAGAGTTTAGAAATACCGGATACTTTGTAAAAGATAATGGTGATATTATTGGTAAAAGAAAAAAATTAAAACAAACAATAACTCCTTCTGGTTATTATTCAGTATGTTTATATTTTGATGGTAAGTATAAAACATTTTTAAGTCATAGAATAATCGCAGAGTGTTATATTCCAAATCCTGAAAACAAATCAACGATAAATCATAAGGACGGAAATAAATTAAATAATCATATTTCTAATTTAGAGTGGAATACACAACAAGAAAATATAGAACATTTCTACACCAAACTATCTAAAAGAACAATTGGTAATCACCCAAACTCAAAACTATCTTATGATGATGTATTAGAAATATACAAATGGTATAACACCCATAATATTTATAAAAATGAAATCGCTAAAAAATATAATGTTTGTAGAACCACTATATCAAAAGCGTTAAAAAAACTACAAAACAAATGAACGAATACATAACCTTTCATAAGATTTTAGATTACTTACAGGAGTGGGTAGATGGCTCACCCATAATGAATACCTTTGGATATGGTAATCTTGTAGATTTTGGTAAAAACATATCAGGGACTACAACACCAAATTACCCTTTCTTATTCGCTGTTCCACAGGGAATTACCTATGATGAGAATACAACAACTTATCAACTTACACTTATCTTTGCCGATATTCTTAATACAGATGTTGATAATGAAAAAGATTGTGTGAGTGATATGTCCTTACAAGCCAGAAGGTTCTTATCATCTATCAAGTGGGGTAGTAAAACTTATCCCTATATGTATGATAATATGGATTGTATTATACCAGCACAAGCAATACCATTTTTTGAGCGTATGAGCGACCACGTGGCAGGTGTGGCATTAGATACAAACATCATCATATTTGAGGACTTAAACGCTTGTGATTACTATGTTAGTCCAACACCAGTAGTTAGTTCATCACCAACACCAACAATCACTCCTACACCGACTATAACCCCATCACCAACACATACATAAGATGAACGAGGAGGAATTAAAAGCACTTATTAGTAATCTTATCAAAGATGAGTTACAGGCACAACTATTACAAGTTGGGGCTGTAAAATCTTATAGTGGTATTCCAAAACCTACAAGTGGTAGATTTCCTGGTAGTATAGGTAATAAAATATCATCAGGGGAATTGTATAATTCTATACAAGTAGATTTTGGGACTGACTTTGATAAAGGTGGATTACAATTAGAGGTTAGTATGGCACCCTATGGTAAATATGTAGATGAAGGTAGATTACCTGGTGTTGAAATACAAAAGACGAGAACCAGTAAAAGAGGTAATCAAATTACTTACAAGACATATACAAAGTTTCCACCCCTATCAGCGATAAAGAATTGGGTTCAACAAAAACCAGCACTTACGGCACCCAATCTAACAACAGACCAAAGAGCATTCTTGGCAGCCCGTAGTATAGCCCGTGATGGTATATTCCCAACAAACTTTATAGATAAAGCGATTACAAATGTAACTGATAAGGTTGTATATTATTTAGGAGAATATGCTGGTGAATATTTAGAAAACTTATTGGCACAAGGACAATTAAAAATACTTTTTAAGAACTAAAAATGAGTGTAATTTTTACAAATACCCCCGAACAATTCCAGCCCGTATTGAGTGATGGAATATTTTTTACAGCATCTGCTGATACAACCAATACATACAATTTTAGATATATCTATGACTTGTATGTGAATAATGATTTAGTATTTCAAGGTAAAGCAACTCCTAACCCTTTTGGATTGGGGATTATTGATTTACAACAGATATTAGAAACATATTGTTTTAATAACGTTATAGCCGATTGGAACGGAACACCAATTTACACCCATACAACATTTCCATTTTCCAAACCTTACTATGATGAGACAATCACATATTTCATCAAGTGTGGATATGAATACTCATCAACTCCATTAGGAGCGATTACAGGATTTACTGGTAATGGTAATGCGATTGGAACACCAGGTTATTCATCACAACAATACAAAACTTTCCGTTCTACTATGGGAGTAAATGGTAGAGCAACACAACAGGATTTTAACATAGACCCATTTGTATTATCAGGTGACCCAACAACAACTAACCCAACTACTTCTGGTTTGTTTTTAACTAACTCTCCAAGAAATAGAAACATACAACCAACAGAGTATTACACATTAGGATTTACAAACTACTTTATGGGTGGAGCAATATTGAGTGAGCCCTACTATGTGAAATACACTTTCTATGATAATCAAGGAGTAGAGATTACAGGAACAACTTATGAAAACATTACAACTAATGGTGGAGGACCGAGAACATCAAGTAGTCAGGTTTATCAATCAATTTATTTAATTGACCCAATTAGTGCTTCTACTTGGAATACACTTTATGTGGGAGCAGGACCCAAGAATATTCCTAATTTCCCACCTAATACCGCTCAATACACTATTCAGTTATTCGGGGTATTCACAGGGACAACAGCACCAATACAACCCACTCCAACCCCTACTCCGTCGCCTACCTCAACACCACTAACCCCCACTCCCACTCCTACCCCGTCAGCAACTCCTGGTTGTAGTGGTTGTAGTGAATACGCAGTTACACTTACAGGTGGGTCATCAGCAACAATCTACATCGTAAATTGTGCTAATAATCAAACACAATCATTTAATGTTGTTTCAGGTCAGTCATACGTAGTGTGTTCTTGTATCACACCATATAGTGATAGTTTGGGTATTGAGGTTCAACTATTAGGACCTTGTAGTGCTCCCGTTCCATCACCAACTCCTACTCCGTCAAACACACCATCACCTGAAGCGATATGTGTTTGTTTGGAATATGAATTAAATACAGGGGCTTCTTTTGGAATTGTAAATTATACTGATTGTAATGGAAACCCAGCACAAATCTACATAAACCCTAATGATACTCAATACATCTGCGCTTGTGAAAACACACCAGTAGGATTTGGTGATGTAACCATTACAGAGAGCGGACCATTTTGTTAAAAATATAAAAACTATGGGAATTATACCACAACCAAACCCAACAGGATATACACAAGGTAATCTATCTGGATTTACACCTTGTAGTGAATTATTCACTTTTAATTGTGAGGACATTTGTTCTCGTTCATCAAATCAATTACTCCAATTGATGTTTCTAAATCGCTATGGGCATTACGATTACTATACCTTAACTGCCAACAAGTATGATGGTATTGATATACAAAGGGAGACATATAGTAGTTGGAACTTGGATTGGGGAAGTAATAATCCAAACAAAACTCAATATTCAAGGGGACTAACAGATAGTGAGGTTGTAATGGCTGAAACTATTGTTGCCAATACTGGTTTCTTAAACCAACCTGACTTTATGTTCTTGGAGGAATTATGGACCTCTAATGAGGTTTATGAGATACAACCAAACGGAGGTTTATATCCTGTGAATATCTTAAATACAGAGTTTATTAAAAAGATTGAAGGTAATAGAACTTTATACAATTTAGAACTTACTTATGTGTATAGCAACAACATAAAACTATTGGGTAAATAATACTACTTTGGATACTACATTACTATTATTTCTAAATGGTGCTTACAAGAGAGTAGATATATTTGAGGATATACAAATCACCATTACAATACAACAAGCGGATTTACAACCATTAAATGGAAGGAGAGCACCATACTCAAAGGTTATACAAATACCATCTACCAGCAATAATGATATATTGTTGGAGCATTTTTTTGAGCCTAACGGGGTGGATTACAACCCATTATTCAAGGTGCCAGCCGTGGTTCAGTATAGGGGCACAGATATATTCTCTGGTGTATTGAGATTAAATAGTGTTGTATCTGCCGGTGGTAAAAGATACTATGAGGTTTATATCTTGGGTGATGTTGCTGATTTTACAACAGAGTTCAAGGAGTTACTATTACAGGACTTAAATTGGAGCGAACTAACACACGAACTAAACTACTCTGCTGTAACCAACTCTTGGTATGCCAACGGAGATGGAACATCAGGTATTTTTAATGGTAATGTTATTTACCCTCTAATCAATTATGGATTGGAATATGAAGGAGCATCTACGGCATCAACATACTCTATGAGTTTTGGTTTAGATAATAGTTTTGATAGTGCGGGATATGCTATACCACCCGAGAACTTTAAGCCTGCCTTAAAGGTAAAATATGTGTTAGATAAGATATTTGAGACAACACAATACAAAGTCAATTCTACTTTTTTTGAGACAGATTATTTTAAGAGTATCTATATGGATACTTTCCTAAATGGTAAGATTGGTATTACAACAGCATCAGCCGTTACAAACCAAAATATCTTTTTAGCACAAAGGGAATTACAAACTACAATCAGGTATAGAAAAGAAACAACAATACCATTTCCATTTAATGATAATTTCGCAGGTTGTTATGACCCACTTGGTAATTTTAATAACTTGGGGACATTACAAAACCCAACAAATAGTTTTTTCATAGCCCCTTATGCCGGCACCTATTCATTTAACTTAAAGTTTGGATTTAAGCCAGCAGAAACTACAATCCTAACTGGTAGTATCAATATCTTATGTAAGGTAAATGGAGTTACTCAATACACCTCACAGGAGTTAAAGATGTCCCAAAATGGAACTCTTGGTATTGACCTCAATTTATTTTTCAACCTATCACTTACAAATGGTGATATTGTTGAATTGTTTATACAGATGAACGAAGGTATTGTAAAGTTCGCTGGTGAGGTAGGACAAACCAACTTTATTATCCGTGAGTTTGGAATAAATACAGATTTTGATAATACCCCTCCATCTTGGGATTTATACAACTCACCATCTTTGGTTGGGGAACAACTTGTAGATTTCAAGTTAGGTGTTCCAAACATCAATTGTTATGAGTTCTTTAAGAGTATGATTACTATGTTTAACTTGGTAGTTATACAAGATGAAAAATCAAAGGAGATTTTAATTGAACCTTACAACTGGTATTTTAATGATGAGGACAGAGTTGTTAGAGATTTTACAAATATCTTGGATACTGATAGTGCTTACAAAGTAGAACCATTATCATTTGATTTATCAAAAGAGGTAATATGGACTAACTCATACACAGATTTTGAGTTTCTAAATAAACAATTTACCGATGCTAATGACTTTGTTTTTGGTAGATACAGATTTACGGCAGATGGAGACATTTTGTCGGGAACTCAAACATACGAATTACCTTTTGGTAGTTGTCCTACATCGGGTCTTACAGGAGCACCAAACTTTATTATACCAAAGTTTTATTACTTAAACAACGGATTAGAAACTGGTTACTCAACAAAAGCACACTTATTCTTTTGGGTTGGAAATAGATACGCATACAAAGATGAGTTCAAGCAACAACCGGGATATTGGTATTTATTATCAGGGACAACAGGAATACAACAAACAACATATCCGGCAGTATCTCACTTATCGTTTTTAGATAGTGCGCTTCCATCTGTTGTGAGTGACTTAAACTTTTTACCTACCTTTGATTTCTTTGGTAATAGTAATACCCAAATAACTCAATTCACACCATACAATTTATTTGATTTGTATTGGAGTGATTATATTACCAATATCTATTCAAGGGAAACAAGGAGAGTT